GTTTGACTGGTGCTACTGGCCCTCAAGGCAGTGCTGGCGTTACAGGCGCGACCGGCCCTCAAGGCAGTCAAGGCAGTCAAGGCGCTACTGGCCCGCAGGGTGCCACGGGCCCAAATGTTTTCTCTGCCGGTTCCGCGGCCGCACCGTCGATCAGTTTTGTATCCGATAGCGATACAGGTATTTTTTCTCCCGCAGCGAATACGTGGGCTGTTAGTAACGCTGGCGTTGAGCGGCTGCGCGTAGCCGCGTCGGCTGTGACCGCTTTAGACGCCGACGGCGCCGAACGACATAAATGGCTGACCGAAGACGGTTATTACTACTCGACAGGTGCTATTCGGTCTCAAATATTTTTAAAAGGCAACTACGCTGCCGGCGCTACCGACGTCGGCGTTTTGCATTTCATGAATGCTGCCAACACATATGTTGGTCGCATGGATTGCTCTAGCACAACAGCCGGCAGCGACAGTAAAGGTGTTTTTCGCTGGCACACATCCGACGGCGCCGGAACGAACGTCCTCCGGGCGACGCTCGACGAAACAGGGCTCAGGCTTGACTACGGCTCTGCCGACTTGCCGTCGTTTAGTTTTTTTAGCGACATTGACACCGGCATATGGCGGCCAGCGGCGAATACATGGGCGGTCAGCACAGCCGGATTAGAGCGCCTACGCGTCGACAACGGCGGGCGTATTTTAGTGGGGACAACGGTTAGCCGTTCCGGCGGCCCGGCTACGCATCCAATTTTCCAATTAGAAGGGTTGGCCGCCGGATCGTCGGCGTTTCAATGTGTTGCTGGTTCAACAACGGCAACTGTCTCGCCGCAAATCGTTCTTGGACGGCATCGCGGCACAGTCGTCGGCCAGAGCACCGCGGTCGTAGACGCCGACTCGTTGGGCGTGATTCGCTTTGTCGGCGCAGACGGCACAGAGTTAAGTAATTCGTCTACGTTTATCGAATCCGCCGTCGACGGCGCGCCCACGACCAACAGTGTTCCGGGCAGAATTGTTTTTGCGACAACGACTGTTGGCGGTACGCAATCGCTAGAAAGAATGCGGATCACAAGCAGCGGAAACGTCGGTATCGGCACGACGACACCCGCGTCGCGACTAGACGTTTCTGGCGTCATTACGGTGTCTGCCGGAACTGCTGCGTCGCCGGCGATTGTCAGCACAACTGGCACATCTGACACCGGGTTGTTTTTTCCGGGAGCCGATACGTGGGCGGTTAGCACGGCGGGTACAGAGCGTTTGCGCGTTACGTCTGCCGGCAACGTCGGCATTGGAACTACGTCGCCGGCTAACGCCTTAGACGTTGCCGGATCGGTTTCTGTCACTGGCACAATCACCGGGCAGTTGCGCACGACGCCAGAAACGCTTACGTCTCCCGCGATCACTGCGGGTGTGCTGACGTTGAATTTAGCTAACGGTACGATATTTTCTGTGTCGATGTCGGCCAACATTACGTCGATTGTACTGCAAAATATTCCGGCCGGTACGAATGTCGTATCGTTTACATTAATTTTAACGGCGACGGGTACGGCACGTACCGTTGCGTGGCCGTCCGGGTTTCGTTGGCCTGATGGCTTAACGCCGGTGCTGACGTCGACGAACGGTAAAATAGATGTATTGTCATTTATGTCGTTTAACAACGGCACGACGTGGTTGGGGCTTGTTGGCGGACAAAACTTTTAGTGAGCAGCCATGGCACGCACCCGCCGAGCGTTACGCTCTCGACGTTTTCGTAGAAACTATGCAACACGCGTCGTTGTAGCCGGCGCGAAGCCCACAAGTATTGCACCACCCGCGGCGAACAATATGGCCGAATACGCCGCGGCACGCATCGGTACGCGGTATTCGTTTCCCGTAACTGGAAACAAAGACGCCGCACCCGTTTACGGCGATAATCCGTACGCTATTAATTCTGATTTGCGCGCCGCGGCGGTGCACGCCGGCGTGCTCGCGCACGGCGAAACAGGCGTGATTGCAGTTGAACTTGTAGCCACACCTCAACCTCGACAACCGGTGTTACGGCCGGGGCAAAGCCCGCCGGATACGCCGTTAGTTTCGCGCTATGCCGGTACGGTGCGCAACGGCGTCGTGTCGGCTTATTCCACAAGCGGTGTAGGCTATCGTTTGTTGGCAGGTAACACAAACGTAACCACGCTTAAAGGAGCTGAGTTAACAGTGTCTGCAAACGTGGTGCTCACCAGCCTCGGCGCGACCCAAACGCTGCCCCTATTCCCGACGTATGCAACAAATATGTCGGCAATCGGCGGCGCTGGGTCGGCAACGCCGAACGGCGGCCGTATTGCGCTCAATTACCGTGAAACGGTTATCGCACCGGGTACGCGATATGCCGGCACAACGGCAATAGAGCACAATCAAGACACGTGCCCGGTCTTTCGCTACGAACGCGGCCGGATATGCGGCGTCGATATTTTTGTGCAAAATGGTGTGGCTGCTAAAAGCGTTTTTACGCCAACGCTTGCATATCGTTCATTTTATGGCTTCACTAAGCGCACAGGCGCGGCCACAGATAAACAAGTTGTGTCCGGCGGAAAATGGGTGGAGATCAGCGCAGATACGGCCCCGTTCGCCACGTGGGTGGCCGTGCGCGCCACATCCGACGGTTTCGCTTCTCCGTTTACGAATTATTCGCCGCGTTTTACGACGCTCCTCACGTTGCCCGCCCCCGGCCGCCAAATTCGCCTTAAATACGACGCAACGACAACACTTACGAACAGTGTCGGCCAAACAACCTCTTACGACATCTACACCTTACGCGAAACAATCACGGCGCCAAATCTTCAAGGATCAACCCTGTCGCAAGTAGAATGGTTTCGACCGTGGGCGACGTGGCCGTTTGACGGGCTTACTTACAATCTTGGCCCGCAGGCAACTATTGGAAAACCAATTGACGTAGGCACTATTCCTACAAACCCGTGGGCGCCGTCCGCTCTTTTAAGAAATGAAAATGGCGCTTACGGGTCGCTCGCGCGACAGTATCGTCTCACGTTGCCACAAGAACTGGGTGGTTACAACCTTTACTGGATAATGACAGCATGAACTACATCGCAATTCAGGGCGAAACGCCGCGTCCGTTAGACGACCTGCGGTATTTGCTGCCAAACATTTCTTTTCCAGAAGACGAACTGACTTCGACCAGTGACTTGGCTGCGTTTATTGCTTTGGCGGGATACGAAGCCTGCACCGTCACGAATACGGAAGCGTCGGTTACGCTAGCGTGGAATCAGATTGCGCAACTGGGAACAGCCAGTCGTGTGGCCGGCGCGCTAGTTGCCGCGTGGGCGCCCGTCGCCATCTCTGCCGACGCCCAACTTACGAAACTCGCCGACGAGCGCAGTATAAAATCTTCGGCCTCCGCGGCGGCAACAGACGCCGTATACGACGCGCCGCAAACGTTCGCCACAGGCACTGGACAAAATGACCCGGCTGTGTACATGCGGCCAAATTCCGACACAATTGATTCGCTGTCTCAACTGTTGCTCCTTGCGGTTGTGGATACGTTAGCCAATCCGCAAAACGCGGCAGCATTAATCACGATCATCGACGCCGCCGGAACGAGCGTGCCGTTGACGCAGACTCAACTGCGCACACTGGTCGCCGCGCTAATCGACAAAAAAGCCGAGGTTATTTCTTTGCGAACGGCATTGCGCGCCGATTTGACCACATCGCGCACGCCGGACGTAACCGTGGCGGCTTTGGATTCATTTAACAACGAAATTTTAAAGACGTCATTTCAGACTATCAGCGGTTTCGACATGCAAACCAGAGACAACCAACCGTTGTTGCAGAAACAACTCTACAGCGCGTCGTCTAGTCTGCCGTCTACCCCGACCGGACTGACCAGCACCGCCGGCAACAATCAAATATTGTTGTCGTGGACTGCGGCTAATGCGCCCGCACAGGTGCCGATTGTGGACTATTTGGTGCAGTACAGTTCCAACAATGGAACGACGTGGCAACTTTTTGACGACAGTATCGGCGCAGGGACGACGGCCACGGTGACCGGACTCACTAACGGCGCAACTTACATCTTTCGCGTTGCGGCAGTAAACGCAATCGGCGTCGGCGCCTACTCGCCGGCGACGGCACCCATCGCTCCAGTGGCGCCGTTGACGGCGCCAACAAACCTTATCGCCACTCCCGGCAACCAGCAATTGCAACTCACATGGACCGCCCCAACGAGCACCGGTGGTGGCACGATTACCGAGTATCGGTTGCGTTACACGCCCGCCGGCGGCTCACAACAAACTGTGAACACAAGTACAACGGCTACTTCGTATACTTTAACCGGGCTTACGAATGGCACTGCGTACACAATAGATGTGGCGGCAGTGTTAAGTTCAGTCGTCAGTTCGTACAGCAGCGCGGCAACTGGTACGCCGGACGTCGTACCAAACGCGCCCACCGGTTTGTCTGCTACTGCCGCGGTGTTGTCAGCGCTGCTTTCGTGGTCTGCGCCAACGAGCAACGGCGGTACAGAAGTTACAGAATATGCCGTCGAGTACTCCAGCAACGGCGGCACGAGTTGGACAGCTTTATCGGCAGATTCGTTGATTGGCACAACGATTTCCGGCCTTACGGCCAACATTTCTTACTCGTTCCGGGTTGCCGCAGTGAACGATCTTGGTGCCGGACCGTGGGCGACGACATCGGCAACACCGCTTCCGCCTGTTATCACCATCACCAGTCAGCCGGCCAATCAGACCGCCGCAAGCGGCGCCGCTACGTTCTCTGTCGCGGCAACTGTTACAGGCAACGCCACCCTGTCTTACCAGTGGCAGAAGCAAGAAAGCGGTTCTGGTTCGTTCACTAACGTGGGCGGCGCGACAAGTAGCACTCTCGCGCTGTCCGGCCTGACCAACGCCGACGACAACGGCGACGTTTACCGCGTGGTGGTCAGCGCAACCGGCGGGGCAACCAGCGTCACCAGCAACAGTGCGACGGTGACGGTGGCGGCGGAACTGTCCAATTACGCTGTAACCATCAGCGGCTCTACGACTCATCCGGTGGCGGGGACATACTTGCTCTGGGGAACACTTAACGCCAAGCCGTACTGGCTGCGGATTGTTAATGGTGCACCGAACGGCTATATTTACTCGATTCCGGACAACAACGGTACGTGGCTGGTTGGCCCGACGCTCGGAAACGGAAGCGGCACCCAGCAAAACGCGTGGTATTATACATACAACAATGGGGACAAAAATACTCCACCGTTGTCGGGTTGGGCGCCGCAAAATTACGGCGGAGACGTAGCACTTACGTCGGCCGCACTGGGCTCCGCCACAACAGCCGCAGCACCCACAAATCTAGTCGCTGTCGCTACAAGTCTCACAACGGTAGCATTGACATGGACAATGCCGACAGACAACGGCAATTCTGTCATTACGGGCTACCGTATTGAATACACGCCGGCTGGCGGTTCCGCACAAACGATTAATACGAGCACTACGGCAACAAGTTACGAACTCACTGACCTGACAACAAGCACGGCGTACTCGATTCGTGTGGCCACGCTAAACGCAATTGGGGCCAGTTCGTATTCTGACGCGGCCAGTGCTACTCCGTATTACCCAATTTATAGTGCTACCGTCGTGCTTGGCCCGCCGGGGCAGCCGCCGAGCGGCCGTTACGTTTATTCCGAAATTTATAACGGCAAACCCGTTTGGACGCACTACACCGACGGTACACCCAGCGGCCGCATAAACTGGTCAACATTGGGTTACTGGCGTGCCGGTCCAAGTATTTCTAATGACATTTCTGACAGTTGGTTCAGAAAATATAACGACGGCGACTATCCTCCGTTAACAGGTTGGGATGCACACTATTGGGGCGGGTCGTTTGAATTGTCGTACGCTGCTCCGCTGCCAGTCATCGCCATCACCAGCCAGCCCTCCAATCAAACAGCCTCTGGCGGCAGTGCCGCGTTTAGCGTTTCGGCGACGGTCACGCAAAATGCCACCCTGTCTTACCAGTGGCAGAAACAGGAGTCCGGCGCAGGCGCGTTCTCTAACGTCAGCGGTGCTACGTCCAGTTCATTGGCGCTGTCCGGCCTCACCAACGCCGACGACAACGGCGACGTGTATCGCGTGGTGGTGAGTGCAACACTTGGCGCCGAAAGCGTTACGAGTTCCAACGCCACGCTGACGGCATGACAATTTCGTACACACCGCCGGCGCCATAGGCTTTAAACCGCTGCGGCGCGCCAAAACGCATTATTGCGTCACCTCATATTTTGTTGTAAATTAGTGCCAAGGAAACCACTATGCCAACAACACAAATCAATCAGTTGCCGGCCGGTACCGCCCACGTCGACGCGATTGTCGCCGCAGACAACGCCACTTTAACGGCGACGGAAAAGATCAAACTCGGCGATATTGCAAAACTGGCGACAGACGCCAGCCAATTGACGACCGGCACGCTTCCTGACGCCCGGCTCTCGTCCAATATCGTCCGCACGAATGACGTCCGGCTGTCTGACGCCCGCACACCGCTGGCGCACAATCAGGCCGCCGAGACGATTACGACCGGTACGCTTTCGGATGCCCGGCTGTCTGGCAACGTACCGCTGCTGGTCAACGGTTTAATTCCGGCAAACGTGCTTCCGTCCTTCGTGGACGACGTTCTTGAGTTTAACGACGTAGCTGCGTTCCCGGCCACAGGAGAAGCCAACAAGATTTATGTTGTCTTAACCGGCGGTAATGCCAACAAAATCTATCGGTGGAGCGGGTCGGCGTACGTGGAGGTATCTCCGTCGCCCGGTTCGACCGACGCCGTGCCCGAAGGCGCCACAAATCAATATTTCACGACAACACGGGCGGCAAACGCAGCGCCGGTCCAGTCGGTCGCCGGCAGAACGGGCGCCATTACGCTCGCGATTTCTGACGTCAGTGGGCTGCGCACCGAATTGGACGCGATCACCAGTGACCCGCGGTGGAATTTGTTCTTACCCGCCGCTCCGACAAATCTCTCCGGATCGGCCAGCAACGCACAAGTTGCCCTGACGTGGACCGCCCCGTCGGTGTTAGCCCAAACACCGATTACCGACTACTTTGTGCAGTACAAAGTCAGTGGCGCGGAAAGCTGGACCGCCTTCTCCGACGGCACAAGCACTGCCGCTTCTGCCACAGTCACCGGACTAACAAATGGCACGGCGTATGTTTTCCGTGTCGCCGCGGTCAACGGAATCGGCACCGGCGCCTACTCGTCGGCGTCAGCGGCGTTTACGCCTATTACGACGCCCGGGACGCCTACCAGTCTTTCTGCCACCGAAGGCAATGCGACTTTGTCGTTGTCGTGGACGGCGCCGACAACCAACGGCGGCGCTACGATCACGGGCTACCGCGTCGAGTACACGCCTGCCGGCAGTTCAGCGCAGACGGTCAATACAGGCACAACGGCGACTACTTACGAACTTTCTGGTTTAGTCAATGGCACGGCTTATACCGTTCGGGTGGCGGCGATCAATGCGGCTGGCGCGGGGTCGTACAGTTCGCCGGCTTATGGAACCCCAGTAAATCCCGTGACAGTTCCAGGCGCCCCGACGAACTTGTCAGGCACAGCCGGAAACAATCAGGCGAGTCTGACATGGACCGCCCCGAGCAGTGATGGTGGCGCAGCGATTAGCGATTATGTTGTGCAGTACTCTCCAGACGGAGGCACAACGTGGGTGGGTGAGGATGTGAGCGCCATCACTATCACGTCGCAGCCGTCCAATCAAACGGCTTCCAACGGTGCTGCCACATTCTCGGTTACGGCAATCGCAACTAAGAGTGCCACCCTGTCCTACCAGTGGCAGAAGCAAGAAAGTGGGGCTGGTGCGTTCTCTAATGTCAGTGGCGCGACATCCAGTTCATTAGTGTTGTCTGGTCTCACCAACGCGGACGACAACGGCGACGTGTACCGCGTGGTGGTCAGCGCAACCGGCGGGGCAACCAGCGTTAGCAGTTCCAGTGCTACGCTGACGGTGGCGGCGGCTGGTGATCCGGCCAGCACTCCGGCGTCCATTGCGGTGTCTGGCGGCTCGTACTGGTGGAACGGAACTTACACTCTTGACGGCGAGTCAGGCGGCAGGCCGCGTTATGGTTTTAGTTATCCCGGCGAGCAGCGCAATTACATTTACTGGACTGGTAGCGCTTGGCAGATTGGCGTCCCCGCGTACTATCAGGTATGGGACACCAGCGCTGCCGATACGGCAATGCCTCCAAAAACTGGCTGGAGCATAGCCACGTTGACTTACTGACATGCCAAAAGCACTTGCACACTAAGTTGCGCTATACGACAAATCTTGAAAAGTGACTGTATATTAAATGTGCGCACCGTGAGTTAAACTATGCCCTCTAACGCCACCAATCGTACAGTCACGGGACTTGTAAACGGGCAAGAGTACTTGTTCCGTGTCGCCGCTGTAAACTCGGCAGGCACCGGGCCGTTTTCCGGAACGGCGGCGGTGACGCCTAATTTTGTGCCCGGCGCGGTTATCGTATCCGGATACGTCAACGGCACATACGGCCGCGACGGCAGCGCGGTTACGCTGACACTCGCCGGCACGTCAAACGGTCGGCCTTATTACACGGCCGGTAGCGACGCTGTTTCGTGGACCGGCAGTGTGTGGCGTTACAGTTATTCCGGCGATACTTTTGCCACGAACAGCAACGACACGCCCCTGCCGCCCAACACCGGCTGGAGCGATCCTAACATTGTTGTGACCGGTGGCACAACGCTCCCCGCTATCACCATCACCAGCCAGCCTTCCAACCAGACTGCTGCTAGTGGTGCGGCCACGTTCTCTGTGACGGCAACCGTTACACAAAACGCCACCCTGTCTTACCAGTGGCAGAAGCAAGAAAGCGGTTCTGGTTCGTTCACTAACGTGGGCGGCGCGACAAGTAGCACTCTCGCGCTGTCCGGCCTGACGAACGCCGATGACAACGGCGATGTGTACCGAGTGGTGGTCAGCGCAACGGGTGGTGCCGAGAGCGTGACGAGCAGCAGCGCCACGCTGACCGTTTCGCCCCCGGTCGCGAATCTTTTCAGCGATGTTTTTCTCTCTGGCAATACTTCACCGCGGACCGACGCGCCGTTGTTTTCTCAGACTGGCAACACGTTTACTTTTCAATATCGCTCTAATAGTTCTTCTAGCATTGAGCGATTTATAGGGATTGCGGTAACGCTAACAGGGTCCGGCACCTTGTCCATGTCCAACGGCCTCATGGAGGGAGAGTATTTGTGGGCCTTACAAGATTACGGTGGCGGCATTCTTGAGACGGGATATCCCCACGGCCAGCCACGAACCGCCCCGCAAACCGGATATAATCCGACATATGCATACCCTCTCGGCGCGTTAAACGCCGGAACGTACTTGTTTGACCCGACCAGCACCCTCGGAACTTACACCATTTCTTGGACAGGCACCAGCATGTCCGTGCTGGTAATCGGTGGCGGCGATTATCCGCTGACGAGCGGCTATGGAAACATTTATGATACGCTTCAAAACGCCGAGCAAACCCGCTATGCGGGGGCGTTACATTCTGCCGTCACAATGGCGGCGTCACCCGCCCGCATCGACTATCGCGTATACAAGGACGCGGCGGCGAGCATGAACAATGCGGTCAACGTAAATTTTACCCTTACGGAGCGCGCGGCCGTTACGTTTTACGCGAGCGCAGGTATGTTGCACTACTACGCCAGCCAATACGGCGACTACCGCCCCCTTCGCGCCAGTAGTCTTAATGGCAACAGCGCTGGCTGGTCGCTAGAGAAAAGCGGGGACTATGTGTACCACCCTTTTGCAAGCACAGGCAATTATACGCAGACAGTGACGCTCAACCCTGGCGCATATCGGCTGCGCCTTATGCCTGACAACATAACTTACAGCCCGCCGCTAACATCTTACATGACGGCGGTCCCGGTGTAATACATGCGTGGCGCAAAAATAACATTACCGAACGGCAGGCGCTTTGCGCTTGTTCCTCGCAGCGGCAGTTACGCGATCATTTGGCAGGCGCTTCCTGAAGATTCACGCACTCCCGAAGAGGGCTGGCATCCCATCAATGCGACCGGCAACACTATCGGCTCTCCGCTCGCAGTGGACGAGCCTGCCGAGGGACTGTGCTGCCTTGTCCGCGATCCGGTGGAGCGGTTCCGGTCTGCCTGCGCGCGGCAGAAAGTTACACCGGAAGAGGGCTTGCTACGGTTAGAGAGCGACGTTCACTTCTGGCCGCTGGTGGACATGGGTCTGTTAGCAGACGGCGTGAAACATTTTCGCTTCCCGGATCATATCAACGCCTGTGCCGAATGGCTGGGCCTTGAAACTCCTGTTCCTCAATTAAATGACGAGCCAGAAGAAGCCAAGCCGGTGTTGTCCGCAGAGCAGGAACAGGCAGTGCGCGCAGCCTATGCTTACGATATCTCGCTGTGGGAATCACTAAATAATGAAACCTGACATCATCATCTACGCGCTGTTGACCGGCCTGTTGTTGTGGCTGGTGTGGGGCGCGCTGTAGCGTCGGCTGCGTGCCGCGGGTTCCATGCACTTTTTTTCGACAGATCGCGCCTGCGCTACGGCGGCCAAAGCCTATTCGCCATATTCTGGTTTTAAAGTTGGCTGCGTTGCGTATTTTGAAGACGGCGCCACGGCGTACGCAGGCACCAATGTCGAAAACGCTTCGTACGGCCTGACGATTTGCGCCGAACGGTCGGCGATCTTTGCCGGCGTGGCGGCTGGGTGCCGGCGGCTTACGGCGCTGACACTTGCCTGCCTGAACGCCGACGACGAACCGATTTCGTGTTTTTATCCTTGCGGCGCCTGCCTGCAGGTGATCGCCGAGTTCGCTACGCCGCAAACTCGAATTTTGCTACACGGCGTCGGCGAATTTAACCTGCGCGATTTGTTGCCGACACCGTTTTTATTAAAACAAAGCGGCGCGCAACAGCCGTAGGCCGGGCGGTCAAATTATGCTATTTTAGTGGGGTGCGCAGCCTCCCGAGAGAATAGCCCTATGGCCAAACGCCGTATATCCGACCTGCCGCTTAAAGACGCCCCGGATCGCGACGATCTGCTCGCGATTGTCGATCAACAGGCAGAAACGCCGACGACAAAAAAGACAACGCTGGGTCGCGTTTTAGATATCTTAACCGCGTTGGTGTGGGCCGACCGCGGTGCGCCCAACGGCGTCGCCGGGCTTGACGCATCCGGAAAAGTACCGCTGGCGCAACTTCCTGTTGACGTTATCGGCGCTGGCGCGACAGGCCCACGCGGCGCCACGGGGCCGCAGGGTGCTTTAGGCTTACCGGGCACACCGGGAGCCACTGGCGCAAGCGGTTTGGTCGGCGCATTCGGCGCCACCGGTGCGACAGGGCCGCAAGGCGTGCGCGGCATTACGGGGCCAACGGGCGCCACCGGTTTAATTGGCCCCACGGGCGCGACGGGTGCAACAGGTTTAAGCGGCTCGACGGGACCGGCAGGGCCTACCGGCAGCGCCGGCGCCACGGGCGCGACCGGTGTAACCGGCAGCACAGGCCCCAGCGGGTTACAGGGCGCCGCGGGGGCGGCTGGCCCGACAGGCTCTGTAGGCGCGACAGGCGCAACTGGTATTCAAGGCCCATTCGGGCCTGTAGGCGCCACGGGCGTAGCAGGCCCGACAGGTGCGGCCGGCGCCACGGGCTTTACAGGTTTAACAGGCAACACTGGGGCCACCGGCGCTACCGGCGTCCGGGGGTCGACTGGCGTCGTTGGCCCGACAGGTGCTACCGGCGTGCCGGGTTTTACCGGCGCGACGGGTCCAGTCGGTTCATCTGGCGCAACAGGGATTGGCAGTGCCGGGCCTACCGGTGCCACCGGCATTAGCGGAGCAACCGGTCCGCTCGGGCCGACTGGACCGACTGGTCCGCAAGGCGCTACCGGCGTCGGGTTGTCCGTTGCCGGCACGGTGGCAAATCAGGCGGCGCTCCCGCCGCCCAACACGGTGGCAACAGGGACGACATACGCCGCGCAAGATACCGGCGAGTTATTCGTGTCCAATGGCGCCACGGCGTGGACAAATATCGGAAGTTTACGCGGTCAAACTGGCGCCACCGGACCAATCGGCAGCACGGGCCCGAGCGGTGTCGGCACCACGGGGGCGACCGGTGCTACGGGGCCACAGGGCGCCGCAGGTGTCGCTGGCGCCCAAGGCATCTCGGGTTTACGTGGCCTCACCGGTGTGACGGGAGCCACCGGCGCCACGGGGCCGCAAGGCGCGACAGGCGCGGGTTTCGTCGTCGCTGGCACGCTCGACAACGTGCTCTTGCTGCCGCTGGCGAACTCTGTCCCTGCCGGAACAGCCTACGTTATCACGACGACCGGAAATCTGCACGTCTCCGACGGCGTGGCGACGTGGACGAATCTGGGCCCGATTCGCGGGCCGACAGGAGCAACGGGGCCGATTGGCGATCTTGGTGCAACTGGTCCAACTGGGCCCTCGGGCGTCGTCGGCGTTACTGGAGCCACAGGCCCGACAGGGCCAGCCGGTGACACCGGTGTAACTGGTCCGCGCGGCATCACCGGCTCGACGGGCCCGACAGGGCCGGCGGGGATCACCGGCGCCACGGGCGTGCTGGGTCCGACCGGAGCCACCGGGCTTCGCGGCGCCACAGGTCCGGTGGGCTTGCAAGGAAATATTGGTGCGACCGGTGTGACCGGCCTTGGTGGCCCGCCCGGCGCGACGGGGCCGACGGGACCTGCGGGCGCTACGGGCCCGGCTGGAAGCAGCGGGCCGACCGGTCCGGCTGGCGTGCAGGGTACGCAGGGGCCAACAGGGCCGGCGGGCATTACGGGCGCCACAGGGCCGACAGGCCAAACAGGCCCTACCGGTTTAAGTTCTTTCACGTTCAATGTCGCGTTTTCTGGGGATGCGCCCGGTTCCGTCAGCGGCCTGCCGACCGGCTGGTCTGCAGCCATCTCGGCTAACGACGTGACGATCACGCACAACGTAGGCCAGCAGATCGGCAACGTGGTGTACTGGGGCTACACGGCCGGTACGTTTCTCTGGCACGCCCGGTATCCGACAGCGTCCAACGAGTTAACCATGCAGGAAAGCACAAAAACGACGCAATTTAAACTGCGGGTAACGAGTGTCGTCGCCGGCGCGGATTCCGGCGGCACGGCGCGCGTTGTTTGCTTCTTTTAGTCGGATCAATCATGGCGTTTTTGCCGACCAAGATTCTGCGCGTCACCACGTCGAGCACAGCGCCGGTCGCCGCGTTTTCTGGCGCCGATGACGGCTGGCTCGGATATCCGTACCGCTGGTCGACATTTTTGTCGATTGTGCCGCAACGCCACGGATCGCGCGAAACGCCGACGCCATATTTTTACACAGGCAACGACGTCAACGTGGGCGATTATGTCGCAACGACTGGCCGCGGCCGCATTTTGAAAATTGTCAGCATCAGCAGCAAAACGACAACGACAGTCGCCTGCACGGTCGAAGACGAAAACCGGCAGAATATCTTGTCAGACGGAACCACCAGCGGCGACGGGGGTATTCCCGACGGCGAAGGTCTTCTTTTTGTTGTCAAAAACGGATGGCCGATCCTGCACCCGTTGCCGGACGCGTTGGCGGGCAACCTGCCGGCGTATTTCGCGTCGGATATTCTGGGCCGGTTTTTAAATAACCGAAGCACGGCAATAGAAACGCACGCCAGCACGCACGCCGTCGCCGGTACCGACCCGCTTGCTCCGGGAGACATTGGTGCCGCCCCAGTCGCCAATCCAACGTTTACCGGCGTCATCGCCGCGCCGGCCGGTTCGGCGACAGCCCCCACAGTCATCGCGACCGGCGACAGCGACACCGGCCTATTTTTTCCGACAGCCAATACGTTTGCCGTCAGCACCAACGGCGTCGAACGGCTAAGTGTAAACAGCGCCGGCAATCTGCGGCTCGGAACGCAAGCCACGGCAAACGCCCCGATTGATGTTCAAGTCAGCAACACAGAGACGTATCCCATTGTTGCCAGTGGCTTGTTGGGTCCCAGTCGCGCGGCAATTCTGGTTAGAAATACCGCGAATATTACCGGGTCGTTCGCCGGCTATTCGTTCTATGTCAACCGCGCCGACGCTGGACTCCAAGTTGCCAGCATTGGCGCCGTGTCTAATGAAGACACAGTGTACGCGCCGCATCTTGTCGTCACCGTACGGTCGTCGTCAAACGGGCAAACCGAACGGTTGCGCATCACCGCCGCGGGTAACGTCGGCATCGGCACGACGACACCCGCGTCGCGATTGGACGTCAACGGCGTTATTACCGCCGCAGCCGGCACCGCCGCCGCCCCCGCCTTCGTGGCGACCGGCGACAGCAACACTGGCGTACTTTTTCCGACCAGTGACACGTTCGCCATCAGCACCGGCGGCGTCGAGCGATTGCGCGTGGACAGCGGCGGCAACGTGTCGGTGGGCGGCACGGGATCGGTCAACCACTTGCGCTTGTTCAGCGCCGCCGGACTGACCGTGGCTCCCGCGACTCAAACCGGCGGGTTGTCCGCCTACGCCATGCGCACGCACATCAACAGCGCGACCTACGCCGGCACGGCCGTGCAGCACGGCATCGTAGCGTTAAAATTTCCGTTTGCCACCAGTACCGGTATTCGTTTTCGAATTCGCGGCCTGGACATGCAAACTACGGCGTCGGCGGAACTGTGGTCGTTCGACTACGGTGTTTACGCGTCGACCACGTTCATGGGAAACGTGCGGTCGTTTGCGGTACAGGGTTTGACCCCGTTTTCCCGGGTGCGCATTCTGGTCAAAAACGGCGAGTATTTTCTGGCGCTCGGCGAAATCGGCAATCTATGGCAATACCCGCACCTTGTCGCCGACGTTGATTTTTTTTATTCCAACGGCAGCAGTAACAACGCTAACAGCCTGCAGTGGGTGACGATTACAGACGAGACCGGATACGCCCTGTACTCGGCGAACCACGACATCACGATCGAAAACGTGTATCCGGCTTCGGGCGGCGTCGGCATCGGCACGCGAACGCCGACGACTCCGCTCGCCATCAGCAGTGACGCCGCCACGCTCGTCCGGCAGTTTCGCCCGTCGGCAACCGGAACCAATAACGCCAAGGTTTCCGGAAACGATCAAGAAGTGCTGTACACGTTTGAACAGACCGGCTCGGCGACCGCTGGCGTGGCGTGGCAGCATAATTCCTACGAGCCGGCCGCCTCGTTCTCCGCCGCCACATGGGGGACGACAGGTTCAACACCAGGGCAAGGCATTGCGTTTAACGCGCCGGCACTCGGCTACAACGAAAGCGGCGCGGCGTTGGGCATGAACGCCGCCGGCAACCGCGTCGTAGTCGGCGCGCCAAAATATTCTTCGGCGCCAACCACGCCGCGCGTCGGGGCTACGCGGGTGTTTCAATTTGACGAGACCTCTGCGGCCTGGACGATCGTGGGCGCAGCGATAATCGGCGAATCGGCAGAGGATCAAAGCGGCAGCAGCGTGGCCATGAACGCCGCTGGAACACTGGTCGCTGTCGGAGCGCCGTTCAACGCCGGCGGCGGCGCGGATGCCGGGCATGTTCGCGTGTACGAGTATCTGGCAAACTCCGGCGGCGCACTCGGCTGGACGCAGCGTGGCGCCGATATCGACGGCGGCGCCGGAGAACGCAGTGGGACGAGCGTGAGCCTGGACGACACCGGAACGCTGCTGGCGATCGGCAGCCCGAATTATTCTACCGCGACGGCAAACATCGGCCGGGTGCGCGTGTTTCGGTGGAATGACACCGCGACGCCGCCGGCATGGCAGCAGTTTGGCCCGGACGTCGTCGGCACGGTAGCCAACAGTTTTAGCGGTACTACGGTGGCGTTGAGCGGCAACGGCGATGTGTTGGCGGTCTTTAATTTTACAGGAGCAGGAAGCTACGGAAACGTCAACACGTATTTCTGGGACGGCGCCACGTGGGGTCCGCTCGGGCAAACACTGGAGGGCGCGACACTCAACGCCGAGTTTGGCCGCGCGCTGGCCCTTAGCGCCGACGGGAGTCGGCTGGCCGTAGGCGCCCCGGGCGATTCGACCGCAGGCGCAAACCAGGGCGCCGCGCGCGTGTACGCCTGGAACAACACGACGTCGAGTTGGGATTTGTTGAACAACCCTATTTTTGGCGAAGCGGCTGGAGATCGCAGCGGCACGGCCATCGACCTGACCGCCGACGGGCGGACGCTCATTGTCGGCGCGCCGCTCAACCGCGGAGCAGGAACCGCCGGCTCCAATCGCGGGCATGCGCGTATCTTCACCAATCCTGACAACGCCGGCTGGCAACAGATTGGCGCCGACCTCGACGGGGCGGCGACAAACGACCGGTACGGAAGCGCTGTGGCGCTCAGCGACGCCGGTGACCGCATCGTGGTCGGTGCGCCGTTTTTTACGCTGACAGGCGCCGTCACGTTTCAAAGCGCCGCCGACACCGTGACGCGTTCTGGGCACGGCTTTGTCAACGGCAACGCGATGTCTTTCGCCAGTGTTGGAACCGCCGGGGGTGTCGCCGCCAACACGACCTATTATGTCATCAATGCCACTACCAACACGTTCCAACTGGCGACGACGCCGGGGGGTACGACGCCCGTCGACATCACGGCAGACAGTTCGACGGGCACGTTAAACATGCCAAATTACGGGCGGCACTATATTTACAAATCAACGCTTGGCGCCCAGACGACACGCAACCGTATTCGCATGACGGATAGCAGCGTTGCCATCGAAGACGGCGCCGCCACACCGGCCGTCGCGCTGCATGTCGACACCGCGGCCAAACAAGTCGGCGTCGGCATAGGCACCGGTTTGACGGCCCCCTTGGATATTAACGGTAACACGTTGCGGTTGAGAACCGCGCGTACGCCGGCGTCTGCAACAGCCGCCGGCAACGTGGGCGACGTCTGCTGGGACGCTAACTATGTTTACGTGTGTGTCGCCGCCAACACGTGGCGACGGGCGCTTCTGGCGGCGTGGTGAGCAGCGTATATTGACATATAAAAATACTGGCAGTACGTTACTGATGTTCGGCAAGGAGGCCTAATGGACACGCCAATTTTTTCCGCGGCAGACCCGCTGGTAATTCCCGCCAAAGTGTACGACCGCGTATGGGTCGAAGAGGTCATCATCTATGCCCCGGACCCGAATGGTGACGCCTCCGCACGGGTCAAGTTACGGCGATTTACTGTCGTTGACGGCGTCGCGGAGTTGGAACCCGACGCCGGCACGTGGTTGTCGGTGCCTAATGTGTTGGCCACCGCAGCCAATGATCCTGATCTGGCCCAAGCCGTGTCATCGCTCATGGCCTACATCGCCAAAACAGGTCGAGCGCAGGGCGTGATCGCGGCGGGCGCGTGAGGACGTCATGCCGCTGTACGTGAATAACGGCAAGTTGCTCGTCAAAAACAACGCGTTGGCGACCGCCCAGGCCTGCTGCTGCGGATCGGGGTGCACAGACGACAGCCAGTGCGTGGGCAATTGCACGGCTTGCTGTGGCGGCTCGTGCCAACCGATTACGGTGACGTTTTCTCTTAGTCGTACTAGCGGGTTAGAAGGCAGCACGTTCAGCGTTCTTGGGGCGTCTACGGTCACGACGTGTATTCCTGCCAACGCTTCAGTCACTATTTATGTCGCGCACATAACAACCTCTGCTGCTGATTTTAGTGGAGCGACCTCTGGCACACGCACGATCACTGCGAACGGGCAATTGAGTAGCAATTTTACGGTAACGACGCGCAGCAACGACGGCCCCGAATGGACAGAAGATTTTCTGTTTTGTCTGCAGTACAACTCCTGTGTAATTTGCAGCAATATGGTGGCTATTATTCCGCCGACCGGCGCGTGCTGTTGGGACAGCGGCCGGTGCGATAACGGTATTTCAGAGTATGATTGCATAAACTTTTACTTAGGTTCGTGGCAGGGTCAAAACACATTTTGCGGACCGAACACGTGCACACTCGGCGCGTGCTGTAGCGGCACATCGTGTTATCAAACGACGCAAACGTTGTGCGAGTCGGCAGGCAACACGTGGAAAGGCGGGGCGTGCTCCCCGAATCCATGTGCGACCCCAACATGCGCCTCGACCCAGACAAACATTTCCAATATTGCCCCGAGCAATAATTATAACCCCGACGCCTGCTATGCGACGGTTCACGGCTCGGTGACGTTCACGCGCAACTCGGCCGCGTGGCCCGCTGGCTGCAATTGTGTGAATATTAACGGAACGGTTGACGACGTGCTCTCAGTAAACGGCACCCCTGTGCGTACCGTGTGCGGGTCGACTTCTGGCAATGTCAATACGACGTTCAGCGTTTTTAATAATACGCTGACGCTCGCCGCTATAGATACCGTTGGCGGCGGCGCTGGTTTAGCCGTTACCGTAACGTTTACGGAAAGTTGTCCGCAGCCGTTCACCGCACAACCGCCGACCTCGCCAATCAAAAAACTTTTGACACGTTTTGGTCTTGCAGCCAAACCGCCGGAAGTAGCCGGTCTACCGGCCCCGCCGCCCGCTGAGCCGGAGCAAGGCCCCGGCACCGAACTCAAGGCCCTGCTCTCCAAGGTTGGCATCACGAGCACGCCGACCTGCAGTTGTAACGCCCGCGCGGCAGAAATGAACCGGCAGGGCGTCCAGTGGTGCAAAGACAATGAAGAATTGATCTTGGGCTGGCTCAAAGAAGAGGCTGAAAAACGCAACTTGCCTTTTGTGAAACTTGGCGCCAAAATGCTCCTCCGCCGCGCCATCTACAACGCGGAAAAGAAGGCCAGCCAGCCCCCCAAGGACGAATAGCCGGCGCATGGCGAAGTTGTATTTCCGGTACGGCACTGTGGGCAGCGCCAAGACACTCAATTTACTGGCTGTCGCGCACAACTACCGGCAGCAGGGCAAACGCGTCGTGCTGGTCAAGCCGGAGATCGACACGCGGTTCGGCGATTTTGTCATCAAAACCCGGGCGGGTCTTGAAGCCGACGCCGATCTTGTCGTGCCTGCCGACGAGCCGGCCAATTGGCCCGACATGGCCGGTGTCGTGTGCGTGCTGGTCGACGAGGCGCAGTTCTTGCCCCCGACGTTTATCGATGACCTCCACGGCATTGCGCACGGCGTCTTTGGCGTCCCTGTTATTTGCTACGGACTGCGTACGGATTTTCGCTGTCGGTTGTTTCCCGCCGCCCAGCGCCTCTTCGAGTTGGCTGACAGCATTGAAGAGATCAAAACCACGTGCTATCACTGCTTGCGAAAAGCTGTGTTCAACCTTAAACTCGTGCACGGCCGTCCCACGTTGGCCGGCCCTGTGGTCGAATTGGGTTGTGAAGAAACATATCTCCCCGTGTGCGCGCAGTGTTACAACGCGCGGCATCGCCAACCATGACACCCGATCACGCGATTACACTCGGACATCTTGTGGTGATCGTCGGCGTGGCGATTGTCTTTCTCGCGATTCCGCTGGGCCTGCTCTGGTGGCAAGATTATGAGTACCGGCAGCGGAAGCGGCGCTATGACGCCGCCAAAGCAGACGACGAGGCGCGCTGGCAACTGTATTTGGGGCAACAACTTGCGGCCGACCGGCGGCGGCAGGCTGCGCTGGAACAGCAGCGGCAGGATCATCCGGCGGTAACAGTGCCCGTCACGCATTGCGAACGGCGCGAACGTCGGCGCATTCTTCCATTGGAGGGCCGGTAGCGTGGACCCAAAAGACCAGCGTCTTGTACAACAAAGCCTGAATCGCGCGCTGACGCAAGTCAGCGCCATCCGCCAGCAAATGGCGCAGGCCAAGCGGACATTGCAGGCTAAAGAACAGGAATTGCGCATGGAACCGCGGCCCGCGTCGCCGGCTGCGCCACCAGCCGCCAGCCCGGCCCCAGCCGACCCTGCCGCCGATCGCGATTTTATGGCGCAACTCACGTCGGCGCTTGAAAAGTTAACCGGCGGCTGTGACTGCCCGAGTCTGCACACGTTCGATCCATCCGCTCCAGGAGCCCGGCCATGAGTTGCTGTCATCGGCACAATTGCACAAAACAAAAAAAGGAACAGCCAGCCGAGCCGCTGCTGGAAGCTGTGTTCAATTTTGAGGCTGTCGCCGCGCTGCTTGACATCGCCAACTCGGGGCTGGATGCCGGTGTGCGGCTGCAGAAAACGGTGATGCAGCACGGGCCCCTGCGAGCCCTGGCTGCCACCATTGCCGACTTGGCTATTGAAAACCAGTCGCTCAAAAACCTCCTCTCGCCCGTGGGCGTCGATATTAAAGGTGACACGGCCCGGCTGTCGTTTGGCGCCGACGCGCAGTACACGCTGCTCGTGCCCATTCACAACGCGACAGAGCGGCGGGTCCTGCGGCAGCAATTATTGGACGCCGCCGCGATCCTGGCGCCGGCTGCTGACGCCACCAGCCCGCACCAGCATCTGCTGCCTTTTGACAACTAAATCGCCAGCCCCGCCCCAGGAAGAATCATGCCCAAGCCGACGCTGCATCTAGCGGGAATTTTTCACACGGTGCACAACCAAGCGTTCTCGCACTGTGCGTTTACCGGGAAAGCCTTGCGCTTTTCCAAGATGCTGCAGATGTACGGCTACGACGTCATCGAGTACGCCAACGAAGGGAGCGAAAGCGAGGCTAAAGAAAAAGTCGTCATGCTCACCCGGGACGACTACGCCCGGCTTATCGGCACGCGCGACAAGAAGGCGTTTCACGGCGACTTGGCCGCTGTCGGGACGCCGCATCATGCCGCGTTTGAAGACCGGCTTATTTTGGAGATGCGCAAACGGGTCAAACCACGAGATTTGATCTGCCACCCGTTCGGCCACGCCCACTGGAAGTTATTGACCGAATTTCCGTCGAATATCCACGTCGAAACCGGCATTGGCTACCCCACGCTCATGCAGGGCTCGATGCGTATCTTCGAAAGTTACGCGTGGCGGCACTACCATGTCGCCAAGGAAGACCGGCAGGGCACCAATTACGAGTGGGTGATTCCGAACTATTTCGAGATCAACGACTGGGAACCAAAATACGAGCCCGGGCAGTATCTGGCGTTTCTGGGCCGCATCTCCTCCTGCAAGGGCCTCGATACGCTCAAAGAGATCGCCAAGTACACCGATAAAAAGATCGTGCTGTGCGGCCAGGGCGACCCCAGTCCGTGGCGGCATTCCAACATCGAGTACTGGGGGCCGCTGACTGGAACGCAGCGCAGCGACTTCATGCGCAACGCCATTTGCTCGCTCATGCCCACGACGTTTATCGAGCCCTTTGGCGGATCGGGCGTCGAGGGCATGCTGTGCGGCACGCCATTGATTGCCACCGACTATGGCGCCTTTACTGAAACCGTGCAGGAAGGCGTGACGGGCTTTCGCTGCAAAACGTTACGCGACTGGCTGGAGGCGATTGAACAAGTCGGCAGTTTGGATCGCAAACGGGTGGCTGATATCGCCCGGTCGACTTATAGTCTGGAAGCCTGCGGGAAACGCTACGACAAGGCGTTCACGCAAATCCACGAACTCTACGAAGACGGCTGGTATTCGTTGCCAGCGCGCTTTAAACAGCGCAAAGTCGACGCCTAAATTATCGCCAAGAATCGGGCATATTTAGTGCACCCTGCGGTGTTGTACTGCAGATACTGTGCGCGTGTCTGACGGCATGGAGGGAACCGATGTCTCCGCTCAGATTCTTTCGTGAAATAGCCATCCTGCTCGCCACGGTCGGCGGGGCAGTGCTTGGCTATGCCGCCACGCTCGACATGGAGCCGGCGATTAATGTAGTCGGGCCATTTCTCGGCATGTCGCTTTTGGGCGCCTTTGCCGATATCTGCATCCGAGGAGGAAAATGATGAGAACTGTCTTCTATGTAACGCTCGCGCTCGCCCTGCTGGCGTTTGGTGTCTCCAAGGGCGCTGAACCGGACAAGATTCGGGACGCGTTGGACGAGAACTTTGCGGCCTACAACGCCGAAGACCTGCCGCGGCTCATGCGGTCGGTATCGGCGGTGATGCCCGGTCGGCAACAGTTTGCCCGCGAGGCTGCCCAAGTCTTCGCCGATAATGACGTCTATATCAGCGTCCACGAGTACGAACTGCTTGCCGTCCGCCCGCCATGGGCTGCCGCGCGGGTGGTTCAGGTCACGCTGCCGGCGAAAGACGAACCGGTTGATCCCGCCTCGTATCGGGCCGGCACTCGGCTGCTGCCCGAAGAACGCTCGGAATATATCCAGACGTTCAAAAAAGAGGGCGGCAAATGGCGACTCTGGTTGATCGAGGAGCCGCCCGCCGCCCAACAGCGTGCGGCGTGTCCGAATGGGAATTGCAGTTTTCCGCGGGTGTCGGTCAACCTGCGCCGATAGCGGGGCGGGGGTGAAGCATTAACAGTGATGCAAGGGACTTCAACTTGGAGTGCTTTGAAGGAAACTTCAGAAGTAGAACTGCTCAAATTCGGCGAACCCTATATCGGCAACGCCGAGCCAAGCCCGGCAACGGGACGGTGTAGAGACTTGACGGGCAGCACCTAAACCAAACGGCACGGTGAAGGCAAAGTCCAGACCACGAACTGAAAAGGCGGTGAAAACCGAAGTGGTAAGTTAATCCCTAGAACTAGGTGCAAGTCCTAGCACCCCCATTTTTTCGAGTTTTTTAAGGCAAGATAACACGTTCTTTTTTACGTCCGCCGCAGGAAAGCGTATAACGGTCCAGCCATTCTTTCGGCTGAACGCATCTCGCCGGGCGTCGATGGTTTTGACTTTTTCTGTGTTGTGCGTGGCCCCGTCTATTTCTACGTCGAGTTTCAACTCGGGCCACGCAAAATCATATGCGTAAATGCTGTGTTGATAGTTGTAAATCCAACCTGTGATGCCGGCCGCTAGAAGGGCGTTTTCAAACACGATCTCGGGGTAACTTTTTTTCGACGAGTGATTTATTCTGTACGGCACTTTGTCGGGATTATTCTGCAAAAATCGAATACGACTTTTTGCTATTTTTTTCTTTGTTTCAGCCGTATGGCGTCTAGGAAATTTACCTGCCGCCCACGCCCCGCGAATCGCATCGCCCCTGCGGCGCGATTTAAACTGCCCTCTTTTTTCAGCGGCTCGTATTGTCGCCATGCCCGCACCAAACTCTTTTTGCACGTCTCTCCACGTGTGCCCGCGGTCGTAAAATTTTTGAACAGCCGCCCAGTCGTATTTTTTGCGTGCGTCCGTGCACATAATAGCATCCTGCTTAGTTTAAAATTTTTACATAAGTTTCCTGCAGCACTATTTTAATTCAATTTTTTTGATGCTGTAAAGTTGTTTTTCCGGCAAACGGATTGCCGGCGCGTCGATGGTTTTCTTACGCAAGGAGGTGTTCGATGCAGTTTCTCGTGTTGTTTCTCTCGCTGTTCATGCCGTTTCTGCAGCCGATTGTCCAGCATAGCGCGGACAAAATGCAGCAAAAACTCGGCATTCCTCCGGCCGCCTCGCAACCGCCGGCGCAACAGCCTATGCTGGCGCAGCCGCCGGCGCAGCCTCTTCCCCAGTACCACTTCGACGGCGTGCGGTGGTACAAATACGAAAATGGACAGGTCTATGTCTGGAACAGTAACAGCCCACCCCAGTTCTAATCTCGATTGCCAGTTCATTGGCGAGTATGCGCAGATTCCGCCCCACATGCAGGCGGCCATTCGTCGGTATGTGATTCAAGGCGTGCAGCCCGGTGATTTTCTGACCGCGGTGATCACCAACGATCTGCGCAACGCGGTCGGCAAAGCAGATGATGAAAATCTGCCACTGCTCAAACTTTACGTGCAGTGGTTCTACAACGAAGCCCCGGCGCCCTGCTGGGGTTCAAAGCAGAACATGACCGAATGGCTGACCGCGCGTGGGCAGGCGTAATCTGCCCGGGGCTGTGGCGTAATCGGCAGCCGCAACAGACTTAAAATCTGTTGGGAGTAATCCCGTGTGGGTTCAAGTCCCACCAGCCCCAGTTCTTTTTACCTGTGGAGATTCCGTGAGTTTTTTGATCGAACGGTATGTGTTTCGCCCGGGGTGTTGCACGGTGGCGCACAACGCCGCCCCGATACCCGACCACGTCACCGTCAGCGGTGCGTGCTACTTTTGCAAGGCGCCGCAACAGGTCACAGTCCGCGGCGACGCCCTGCAGCGATTTCGAGACGGCGGTTTTCCGCAGGACTGTTTTCCAGACCTGCCCGCCGCACAGCGCGAGTTTTTAATATCGGGGATTTGCCCCACGTGTTGGAACGACATGTTTCCTGCGGAGGACGACGACGATGCCGAAGGACACAGCGAGATATAAACCGGTACGCTGCTACCAGTGCGGCGAGCCTTTCCGGTCTTACACGTTCAGCGACGTGTGGGACATGCGCATCGACGGCAAGATGCACAAGGTGCCGCTGACCGCGGTGCCGGTCATGCGGTGTGACGCGTGCGACATCGCGGTCACCGACGGCGGGTCTGATGAGCAAATCGCGTGGTCGTACCGAGAGTACCTCCGCGCAAACGGCTTGAATACGCCGTGGCTGCGTTTTCGTCGGTGGGTGCGCCGCGATGTCGTGCGGACGTACCACCGTTGGAATTACTGGATTTTCAAAACCTTCTACCAACAGAAAGGGCACTCACATGCCTCTTGAAATCGAACTGCTGCTCGCCGCGTGGGACAACGCCAAGAAAAACGCCTTCGGGGGCGACGGCTGGAACATCGACCCCGAGACGGGCGAAGTGCTCACCGGCGGCATGTCCGACGATCTGGCCGACCTTGTTGCCGATATTGACGACAGAATGATGGACCTCCTCGATCACTATGCGGACGAGGAAGTTGAGGACCCCACGGCGTTTGCGGTCTAAGTTTCATTCCTGCACAAAGGACGCACGATGCATCTGCTTCGCGTTGGTGGCGAGTTTAACGGCGGAACAATCATCGGAATTTTCCGGGACGGCGTGCTCACCCGGAAGGGCGAGTACACGCGGTTCTACCCGCAGCAGTCCGTCGAACGGATTCTGGAACAGCATTCACACTGGTTGGCGGCCTAACCTTTTTTAGAAAGGCTTCTATGGGGTATTACATCGAAACCGTGCAGCCCAAGAACAAGGCGGCGGCGATCCGACAGGAACTCGACGCGCTCGATATCACCGTCGACGAGGCGGAGTTCTTTCTCAAGGAACAGATGGGCGGCGCAATCATCTGCGTGGTCGATAACGGCCCGTTCGAGGCGGCGGCGTACTGCTACAGCCTCGACGAGTTCCGGGCGTTCAACCGCGCCGACGACCCGAGGCCCCGGACGTGGCTGCTGGTTCAGGATGAAGCCAAGGTGAAAGAACTCACCCGCTTCAACAAGTAAACATTCGCCCGGTGCGGGGCGTCAACGGTCCTGCCGGGCGCACCCCCGGCAGGCATTCATGGAGGATTGCATGGTTCGCGTTTTGCTGGCTCTCTTGGTCGTGTGTGCGGCGGTGACGGCAGAGGCAGCGCCGCGGTGGCGCCGCTCGTCGCCGGCGCGCGGGTACGTGAGTACGCCGCAGAAGGTGGAAAGTTACACCGGGTATGCCGGCGGGCATACCGGTTCGGCGCAGGGCGTGGCCGAGATGATGGCCAGCCGGGGTGTGATGCAACACTTCGGCGGCAACTCGGGCTACGAGGGCGTCGGTATGGGGTCCAGCCCCGAAGAGGCGTTAAACAACTGCTGCTACAGCCGCAATGGCTGGGCCGTGGTCGATCAGGGCGTTGCACTCGGGGTAAATGGGCGTTACTATGCGTGTAAGCGGTACCGCTGACTAGCAAACTCGTGATGCTTGGGTTGGGGAATCCCGGCCGGCACACTTTCACGAGTCTTTTCGGGCGGGCACGGCAGTTTTGCCCAAGGCTGTCGTGCCCGCCTCTTTCTACGAGGTGACCATGTCTGAACCCAAGAAGTGTAAATACACGGTCAAGCGGTTTGCCAAGATGCTGACCGTGCATTCCGACAAGCGCGTGACGTTTCAGGACGCCATCGATCTGCGGGCATTTATTCTTCCGCAGGCGGGTATCGAAAACGTCGAGTTTCAGTCGTTGACAGAACTCGTCACCACGATCACCGTCGACGAGGCCAGCGTCTGGACGCACGAGCGCAACGAGTATTGGCCCGGACTTGTTGAGCGGGGTGATTTGCTGGCTATTGCCAATCAGCAATTCGAACCACCGCGCGCCACCATTGCCGAACTGGGGCCGTTGCCGTGGCAGGTGCGCGTCGAGTTTGAGGTGCATCCGGATAAAGTTGCGGCATGGCTCGCCGCGACGGGTTTTCCACAGATTTCACGGGCCAAAGAGCCTGACGACGCCCCGGCGGAATAAGCCACGGCCCTATCGTCTAGAGGCCTAGGACACCGCCCTTTCACGGCGGGAACTGGAGTTCGAATCTCCATAGGGTCAATGTTAAACGCCCCGATCATATGGGCAAACCACCAGATTTTGTTGTCTTTGTGATATGCTCGGGGCTATTCACACGCGTGCGTCCGGAACCATCGACTGACCGTTTGGGATAACCCATTCGAAAAATCACGGGGCTGGGCACTAATCCCGGTCTACCCGCAATGATTTCTTGCCGGGGTTATACGTCAAGATAGAATGCCACTTCGCTTCGCTGGGGTTCGACTCCCCGGGCACGCTTTCGGGGCCGATTTTAGATTCGACGGGATAAGGAAGATTAAAACTGCATGCCGTGGTTGATCGGGTGGCCACGTTAAAACTCGATTACGTTTCTAACCGGCGCGTTTGCTCCGGCCCTCGCTGCCTGACCTCGGTCCGGCGGTGGGTGGGGCGGCCTGAGCCCCATCGCCCAATCAGGTTGATCGTGGTAAGCCACGTGCGTCGGTCCGGCAAAGAAATCGGACAGGATCGTGGTAGTCCACGTGACTCCGCTAAGTGTGCGGATAGCATTGCCGGTTGGTGAAAAATAACCGGATACGCATGTAGACGTTTTAGTTGGAGATATCGCCGGACGCCGGTGCAAATCCGGCCGGCTCCACTTTGTGCCAGAAACGCCGCAGATTTTGCGGCGATTAACGGAACAATCGCCGCAAGAGGCGGATTGACTGGCGTGCTACAGTGCTGGGGCGGATTGGGCTAACCCTCAGTCCGCCCCGGCTGTTTTGACAACAATACACACTCTTCGCAGGAGACGGCATGCGATACTTTTCACCGGCGGCGCTCAAAGAACTCTTTTCGCTCATCGATCAGGGCTTTGAAAAACTGGCCAGCGTCGAGCGCGAACTGACGATGCTGACGCTTTTTAGCGTTGGTGCGACGCCCGAGGCCAAGGCGGTGAAAACCGCGCTCGACGGCATTGGCGCCGAGCAGCAACTGCGGTTTATTGAAGAAGCCCGGCAGACGTTGAGCGTCGTCCGAGAAAAACTCGGGTCCGACACATTTAACGACGACGACGCCGAAGAGGTCTGTCAGGTGCTCGACCGTGTCAAGGCCATCGGCAGGAACATGCGCAGTTCGGCCGAAACGTACGGCAGGCACCTCCAGCGCATCGCCGAAACCAACTAACTGGAGATACCAGTATGTTCGACGTTCAATTTTATCTGGGGCGCGTCCGCAGCGAGGCCCATCTGGCGCGCCTCGCAAACGTCGCGGCGTATTTAGACAACAATAAGAATAAGTTCTCGTGCACGCTGTCTGTGGTCGAGGGCGCGGCCCTGTTTGACATCTGCCCGCACGACTCGGTCGCCGCGCAGCGCTATGATTCACCGGAAAAGTTTCGTCTGTACGCGGCGGAACTAACAATGCACGCCCTCGTCAAGGAACTCGCGCATAATGAGCCGGATAGATGACGAAAATTGGGCTACGTTAGAAGAACTTTTAGAGGAGTGGCATCATCCAGAACACGGACTAAACGATGTTCCGATGTCCGAACTCACCGCCCGTTTACAACAACTTTCGGAAAAAAACTACGTGGAAATCGCGTGGGACGATGAAATTAACGAACCAATTTTTCGTTTAACAACCGCAGCCTACGAAAAATACCGGCCCCGCCACGAACAAAACGGAGGCGTCGATGCCACCTAAACTCGACCACTACGGCAAATGCCCTGAATGCGGCGCCAACTGGGCCGCTGCCGATATCTTCGATGTCCTGCGCCCCCAAGACTGGTGCAAGGACAAGTCCGACGAGGAACTCCGGGCCCACATCCAGCAGAGTTACAGCCCGCCCTACAAGTTCAGCCGGCTTATTGGCGTTGAACTCGCGTACGACCACCCGGACCACTATGACGGCGTAAGTTACTGGATGTGCCCCGACTGCAAGCACCAATTTCCCCGATTTCAGAAACCCCCAAGGACTGACCCGTGAAAGTTTACATCGGCCCCTACGACCACTGGTTTCAGCCGGCCACGTGGCTCAAGAGTTGGATTCACTGGTGGTACGGCTTCGGCCGCAACCGGCACTGGCACGTCGTTCAGCGGTTGAAGTACGAGCCCCACCGCGAACTGGACGACTTAGACGACTGGATTCGCCGGCTCTGGCTGTACCGCGGTTTAAATATCATTGAACGCTGGGTGGCCAACCGCGCCGAGCGCTCCATCCAGATTCGCATTGATAAATACGACGTCTGGAATCTGGGCGATACCTTGGCCCTGATCGCGCTGCCCATGCTCTACGAGTTTAAAAAGCAGGGCATTCAGGGTGCGCCTCCTGTGGACGACGCTGATGTCCCGGAATATCTGCGTTCCACGGCCGCCCCGCCGCTCACCCCCGAAGAGCAGAATACCGGCCATGTCGACAAACTCTGGCACCAGCGTTGGCGGTGGGTGGTGGACGAAATGATCTGGGCGATGGAGCAAATCTGCGATCCCGAAGCCGGCAGCCGGTTTCACTACGACAAAGACCCGGACAAGCCCCGCGACGAACCCGGCCTCTCGTTTGAAGAGCGCATGGACCAAGGCGAGTTCGACAAAGAGGGGTACATGCAGTTTGCCGAGCGCAAGCGCAATGGCCTCCGGCTCTTTGGTGTGTACTTCGAAGATCTCTGGAATTAACAATGGGCAGCCTCAATTTTGCCCCAAATCCGGGCATATCACATGAGCACCGGATAGCCGTCACCGGCGTTATCTAAAAAGGGTGTCGAGCAGAAAATGACACCAGCATCCGGGCATATCTGGTGCAGGCCCGTGTTGTATGGGTCGCCCGCGCCAGCGGTCTCTGGCTGGAGTTCTGGTTTTGACAACTAAAGATCAGTACTGGGCGGTGTTTCTCGCGATTGCGCTGCCGACGCTTGGCGTTGCGCTGCTCTTTTCGTGGCTTGCAAACATCGCCCGCCCTGCTGGTCTGTAACGGAGGACAGCCATGCGTTTGTTTCTTATCCGGACGGTCGTGGGTTTTGTCGTCATAATGGGGTTGTTTGTGTTGTGGGTGGGGTGGACGCTGTTTTCCACCTATCTCACGCTCAACAAGTACCAGCCGCAAGTAGGCGACGTGCTTGTGCAGGACATCGACCCCTGTGGCCGACTGCTTCGCACGGTCAAGGGCGTCACGCAATCCGAGTGGTGCCATTGCGGCGTGGTGGATTACAAGGACGGTCAGTGGGTGGTCTGTGAAGCGGTGGGCAGTGGCGTCAGGTATACACCCCTGTACTACTTTCTGCTCCGGGGCGACAAATTTCACTTTGCCGCCTACCGGCTCACGGCTCCGCTGCGCCACCATGCCAGTTTGTTCGCCGCCAGTTGCGCCCAGTACGTCGGCCGCCCGTATGACATCCAATACGAGTTGGACGACGAGAAGATTTACTGTTCAGAACTGGTTTACAAAGCCTACAAGGTGGCCACGGGCGAGACCCTTGGCGTCGTGCAGCGCTTTGGCGACCTGAACTGGCAGCCCCATAAAGACGACATTATCTATTATCACGGAAACGGGGATTTGCCCTTGGACCGGGAAGTCGTCACCCCGGCTTCGATTCCACTGTCTCCGCAATTGGAGAAAGTGATCGAGGTTAAGGCGGCCTAAAGCGGTTTATTCAATCATGGGGGGTAACTGTAACCAGTTCCCCCCTTTTTTTAGATATCAGCGCTCAACCTAAATAATCAACATAATCCGGGTATATCTCATGAGGACCCTTAACTATCCCGGAGACATACACATGTCCGCAGATATGATTGAGTGGCTCGGCAATGATCCGATCACCGGACACACCAAGTCCACACCGATGACAGCCACCCGGGCTATTCTGCACCTGATCGACAGGGCAGAGTACGACCGGCAGGTGATCGACCGGCTGTTTCTCGAAATCCGCAACTTGGAGCAGCAGATCATCGAGTTGCGGAAATAGACGGTCCCGACCAAGTAGTCCATGCCCGCCGCCTACTTAACACCTAGGCGGCTTTTTTTAGATATCAGCGCTCTTTACTGCCCGCGCTCCTTTTGCGAAGATATACGAACCCCGCCACGCCCGGAGCCAGTGCCATGCCGTTCCAGTCCGAAAAGCAGCGGCGGTATTTGTGGGCCGAGCATCCCGAGATTGCAAAGCGTTGGGCGAAGAAATACCCCCAGTCGAATAAAGGTTTGCCCATGTACGCCGCCGATAAAGACAACAAAACCAAGGAATCGAGCGCGACCCCGGCGACCCCTTGTTTTCAGGCACTTTCTGCACCTGTTCCGGCAGATCGTACCAATTTAATAAACTCGATTTTAGGGGAAAATCACGGGGAAAACAGCAAAACTGCGGATTCCAAGCAGGAGCGCGTGACACTTCCGCGCAGTGAGGCCCCCGTCTATGCGGGTCAGGAGCGCGCGGAGGGGAAAATGCAGCAAGAACTTCCAGATGGGCCGAATGTTAACGACGCGCAGCCCGAAACCACCATTAACTCGCTCTTGCATAAAATATCGGTCGTGCTCTCGCCGGCGTTGGCCCAAGAACTGGAGCGCCGAAAATCACTGGTCGAGGGCCGTGACCCCCAATTTCAGCCCAAAAACGTTAATTTAAAGCATTACCCCTCTTCGGCTGGGATTGTAACACCGCCGCCAATGGGTTTAACACCGCCGCCGCAACCCCAAGCCCCGGCCCCCCAACAACCACCACCAGCACAACAGCCGCAAGCCGCGCAGCCCGCGAACACCGGCATGAACAGTCCGTCGGCTCGGCCCATTCAGTCCTTTGGACCCCTTTCGATGACTGGCAATATCAATGGCAACGCGGCCTTCGGGGCCAAGAACTCTCCCGACAGCATGAAAATCAGCGCCGCCATCGAGAAGTGGGCAGCGGGTAATCCCACACTGGCGTGGCTCAGCAGCATGGAGTTTCCGATCTATCCAGAGCCGGAAGATTTTGCTGTCTTAGACGACGAAAGTGACGGCCTGCGTGGAAAAGCCGCCAAGGCTCAAACGCCCTGTTCGTGCGGCTGTGGCGATACGGTCAAGACATGTAAATGTTCGGCCGACTGCTCGTGCCGTAAGCCGGGCGGGTCCTGTTACAAAGCGGAAAAAACAGCCGCCAAACAACTGGGCCTGTGGGACCGGATTCGTGCCAAGAAACAGCGCGGCGAAAAGCCAGCCCAGCCCGGCGATAAGGACTATCCAGACGCGAAAAGTTGGAAGAAAGTCACGAGGATCAGCGAGAAGCAGTCGGGTACGCCGGCGTGGCAGCGCAGCGAGGGCAAGAACTCAGAGGGCGGCCTGAACGAGAAGGGGCGCAAGAGTTATGAGCGCGAGCACGGCGGCAACCTCAAGGCCCCCGTAACTGAAAAGAACCCCAAGGGCAAGGCCAAGAAACGCCAGAATAGTTTTTGCGCCCGGATGTGCGGTATGAAGCGCGTAAACACCGGCGCCAAAACCAAGTCAGACCCCGATTCGCGCATTAACAAGTCGCTGCGCAAGTGGAATTGCAAATGCGGAAGCGCGTATGAATTTGGCCAGAAGGTGGCCCAAGACTTCGACCCGGCCATGTCGCGTGACGCTGAAAACGCCCTCATGCACGGCGCTGGCTTGGTGGGCTCCGGCGTGCTGGGCACGGTCGCTGGCCTGCCTGTGTCGGCCGGCCTAGAGCAGTTCGCCAAGGCCCGAAACTGGATTCCGTCCGACGAGAAAAACCCGCTCGGCTACAACCTTGCCAACTCGTTGCTCAAGATACCCATGTTCTTGGGAGGCACGCTGGGTCTTGGCCTCTATGACAACTATATCCTGCGCCCCCACACGAAACGGGAACACGAGCGCAAGCAGCAGGAAGAGGCCGTCCGGCAGCAACTCGCCCAGCAGGCTCCCGTGAAACAGGCCGAGGCGTCACTGGAGCGGGTGCTGAGTACGGCGCTCGTGTCGGCGGCCGGGGGCTTGGCTTTAGGCGGTTATCCCGGCAAATATCTGCAGGAAAAATTCGACGCCAGTGGATATCCGGCGACAGCCGGTTATATCGCGAGCAAAGTGCCGCTCGCACTCGGCGGCGCGCTGTCTTCCGGTCTGTACAACTACTGGCGCGATAAAAACGACGTTGGCACCAAGGCGCGACGCAGCAAGCAACAGCCGGCGACACCAAGCCTGTGGCGCAACATGTTGCGTTCAATCCATTAAACGCGGCGCTAAAGTTTAATTTTTGGCTGTGTTGGCGGCTGAATCGGCCGAACGGTCGTGGCCCCGCGTCGATGCTGCGGCGTATACGGACAGTTATGACATCTATATCCACAGCATCGTTGCTGCGCGAGCAGCACTTCCCGTGACAACGGTTTCGTCATATGTGCGCGGTCGTGAACCGCTGCTCGTAGGCCGAATAAATTTCGGCATACGCCACGCCCCATGCGGCGTCGTGCGCCAGTTTATTAAACGCCTCGTCGGTGTCGGCGGCGTCCAGCCGGTGGTTCCACGCCCGCGCATGGGCCCACTCGTGGATGAGCACGTCGATGGCCCGATTCTCGTCCAGCCGGCGGTCGATCTGGACGTGAAACTGTTTGCCCTGTTTCCAGCAGCGCCCCTCGAACTGCGAGAGTTTGACGCGGCGGACGCTCACGGGATAAGCGGCCGGGCAATCGGCCTTGAGCATCTTGAGGACGGACTGATAATGCCGAAATTTTCCCGCCATGGGCTGCGTCCTCCGTGACACCAAAAAGCGTCGGCGTCCGCGCCGAAAACCGTATTATACCGCGCTTACAAGAAAACGCTTTGTTCGGTTTTTGACGGCAAAATTTCGTAATTTAACTCTGTTTTGTCAGTTGTTTGTCGCGTGTGGTACACTGACACGCTCTGGCATCTAAAAAAAAGGAGTAACGACCAATGCCGCTTAATGCCGCACTATTTGCCAAAGCGCTTGGCGAAAAACAAGCCGGACCCGTTTCTGAAATGTTATCGGCATTTAATCCGCTCAATTCGTATTTGGGCGGCGGACTGTTGGGTGGTGGCGCTGCGTTAGCCATGCCGACCCGTTCGCTGAAAGCCCAGGCCAAATACGATTCGACGGACAATCCGTTGCGGGCTGTGGCCAACGTATTGGTGCCCGGTTACGGCGCGTACAACGGCTTCAAGCGCATCGGCGCCGGTATTCGTAGTCCTGAGATGAAGGCGATCAAGGCCGACCGGATGCGTGACCGTGCCCGTCGCGAATTAGACGCGTTGCAGCGCGCGACGCAGACAGAACAAGAGTCAGACGGCGCAGAGGAACAAAACAAATCCAACAAATCGGCCGGATGGAAAACAGAAGCGCTTGGCGCGATTGTGAATCCAATCAATCTTTTCGGCGCAAACGTATTGGGCGCTGGCGCGGCCGGACTGACGCCTACGCGCACGTTGAATCAGCAATCCGTGTCCGACGACAGCACGTGGTCCAATTTGTTTGTGCCCGGACAAGCGTCATACAACTGGTTTAAACGTATTGGCGCGGCTACTCGCAGTCCAGAAATGCTTGCCATGCGCCGGCAAGCGATCGTTGACCGCTTGGAGAGGGAATCCGGCATGAAAAAAGAAAAAACCACAGACTCAGAAAAGCAATCGCGCGTGTACGAGGCTTCCGAAAGCGTTGAAGGCGTGAAACCGAAGGAGGTCTATGAGTCGCACAAGAAGTGCACGCCGGGCGAGTTTGGCATGCACAAAGCGGGCGCAGAATTTGCGCCGACAGTCGGCCAGGGCGCGCTTACCGGCGCCGGGCTTGGAGCGCTAATCGGGGCGTTGCGCGCGCCCAAGGGTAAGATGCTCAAGTACACACTGGGTGGTGCGGGCATTGGCGGTGCGGCAGGTGCCGGCAGCACGGCTATGTATAACCTTCACGATAGTTTAAACATTCCTGAACCGTACGGCAGCCTTACTCGACTTCCGGCCACAATCGCTGCTGGCGGTCTAGCTTCGCATCTGGGCAATAAACTTTATGACGAAGTCGAGGAGCACGTTCCTGAAAAGAAAGAGCGCAAAAAAGAAGACACCAAAACCGGTGTCTTCTTTAAAGAAGCGCGGCTGCGCACGTTTGGCGAAAAGCTTGCAGCCGGGGCTGGCGGTATTAACTGGCAGAACGTCATGAACACTGGCCTGGGCGGTGCGGCACTGGGGGCTGGGCTGGGCGGGTTGGCCGGGCTTATCGATCCTGGTGAAGACGAGTACGGCCGGCGACGCAGTCGTTTAAGCGCGGCGTTGCGTGGCGCGCTGGGTGGCGGTTTGACGGGCGGCGGCGCGGGAGCGTTGCTGGAGGCGTACAACCCCGGCACCGGACAGACGGCTATGAATTACGGACAGACAGCCATGGATTACGGGCGCAACATGTATCAGCAGATGTTTGGCCCCGCGCAGCAAGCGGCGCCGAAAACACCTGAATACGTGCGCCCGGCGACGACCATGGTGCCGATGGCCGGTACGAACAAATTGCGTGCGCATCCCGGCGTTAAAACACAGGCACAACTGCAGGCTGAGCGAAACCAGTATCTGCGCGGCGGCATGGCCGAAGGCCCTGTGTTTCCAAACGCCGGCTGACCAGACATTCAAGGCGAAAACAATCCGTGATCGTCGAAATTGGAACGTGTGACTTTGAGACGGCCGCCGGGCATGCCGACGGTTTGTTCATCGAGCCTTTGCCGTTTTATTTCAACCGGCTGCCCGCCACGTGCCGCAAGGAAAACGTGGCGGTGAGTAATTACACGGGCCAAGGCCAAGTGTATTTCTTGACGGAAGAAACCATTGCGCAACACGGGCTTCCCGACTGGTTGCGCGGATGCAATTGCTTAAATCAAATGCATCCCACCGTGGCGCAGATGGTAGCCTCTGGCAGCGTCCAGCCTGAATGGGTGCAGACTCAGCCCGTGCCTGTGGTGCGTATCAAATCGTTGCTCGATAAACACAACATTACGCACATCAAGCTGCTGAAAATCGACACCGAAGGGCACGACGCCGTCATTCTGAATGACTTTCTGGATACGGTCGATATCCTGCCGCAGCACATCTCGTTTGAGAATAACGGGTTAGTACCGGCGGAAGACGTCGCCACGGTGGTTCTGCGGTTGGAGCAGCGGAAATACAAAACCGTGGTCGTGCCGGGCCAGTGTGACGCATTTCTGCTTCCAGGCGTCCGGGCGTAACTTGGCGGTAACTTGGCTCTTGTTAACGGCCTGTGGTACAGTAGTTCGTGGGGCGGAGACCACGAACACGCACACGGGGCGGGAACAGCCATGAAACGCCGCTGGATCGCACGCTGGGTCGCCCTGTGGGTGGCGCTGTTTACAGCAGTCGCCTCAGCCGACGAAATCTTGATCTTCGGCATGGCCGGCTGCCGCCCCTGCGCCAAATTAACAGCGCTATTGGAGCGGCACCCCGAACTGCTCAAGGACTACAAGGTTTCGCACATCGACTTGGTCGAGCAGGCGGAAACGGCACAGCTTTTTGCCGTCAAAATCGCCCCCACGATCGTGCGGCTGGACGACAAAAGCAGAGAACGTGGTCGGTTTACGGGCGCGCCAGTGTCCAAGCGCCAACTGGAGCGCTGGCTGGCCGATCCTGATGTCCCGCCGGCCGAATAACGTGTTTCTATCCCTTTGCGTATTCAGGCGAGTTATGTGAGTGCTGGCTTAATTTTGTATTCGCTGTCCCGCGGAAGGAGCCGCCACCATGCGTTTTCCAGACATTATTTACACGCTGCGGACGCTCCTCTTTTTTTTAGCTATCAGCGCGGTAACGCCGCCTCCCGTGCTCGGCGGCACGATTGATCCGAACACGCCCGACAGCAAGTACATCGAGTTCGGCAAGCAGTTTCCCTGTGTCGTGAAGTTTGTCGCGCCCACGACGATCACGATCACCAGGAACGAGCAGCAGATCAAAGTCACGACGCAGATGGCCGCGTCCGCCGTGGTCATCGCGCCGCACTGGGCGCTCACAGCCGCGCACGTGCTCGCTGACGCGTCTGGCATGCCCACGCTGATTGCCGACAGCGGCAAAGAACACGCCGTCGATCATGCGTTTGTCCACGAAAAATTCAAAGACACGGCCATCGGGTACTTCGACATCGCGCTGTGCTATTGCCCTGAACCGTTCGCGCTGGAGTTCTATCCGGCGCTCTATACAAAGCCCGACGAGGTGGGCAAGGCGATCACGATTGCAGGCTACGGCACGACCGGCACGTTTCACACGGGCAACGTCCGCTCCGACAAATACAAGCGCGCCGGCCACAACAGAATTGACAACACAGACCGCGGCGTGGTTGTGTGCTCGCCCAGTAAGCACAACAGGTTTCCCCTGGAGTTCTGCATCACGCCGGGCGATTCGGGCGGCGGCATGTTCATCGGCAATTCTCTGGCCGGCATCAATTCTTTTCTCATGGCGGTCGACGGCGTTCCCGACGGCACGTACACCGACGAATGCGCGTTTACCCGGATCAGCCTGCACGCCGATTGGGTGCGCGACAGGATTAAAAAGTATGAAATGCAGCAGGCGCCGGCAGAACCAATTATTGATTTGGTGCTGCCATGACCTGCAATCAGGACGTCGAACTGTTAATCCAGGAGTTACGCGAAGCCAGCCGGTTGGCGCCGCTGGACTTATCGAGCCGGGCGGCCGACATGCTGGACAAGTTGCTCGTGGAGTTAAACCGGCGCGGCAAGCTTCTCACTGAGTGCCAAGATATTGCGACGGTCCTGCGGCACGAGAACGACCGGTTTCGGCGTATTTTAAATAACAGATCGCTGCCGCTGTTGCGCAACACCGCGGCGGCCGACATGGACCAATTGATCGACCTGCACAATCGGGCGCGCCTCGACGCCAGTTGGCTGTGGCGGCTGGGTAATCTTGCGCCCCACAACGCGCTCATGACCTACGCGCAGGAACACGCCAACTGGATGGCCGGCGCCCAGGAATTAAAACACTCTAGCATCGGGGCTATTTTGAAACTGGGGTTTTCCCGGGCCGGAGAGAACATCGCGATGGGGCAGAAAACGCCCGAAAGCGTGCTGCGCAGTTGGCTCTGGTCACCCGGCCACCGCGCCAATATTCTGAGCCGGAACTTCAACCGATTGGGCTGTGGCGCCGCGTTTGATAAAAAACAGCGCCTGTACTGGTGCGTGTGCTTCGGGCGCGACTGATATTTTGTCGTGATAATTCGCGCCCGGGCCTCGCACCATTGCGAATATAACGCCGATTTGTGAAAATGGTCGGCGGATAATGGTGTGTTACGACGTTTTCCGCCGGTAGGTTTTCTATGCCAGACTCACAGCCATTACCCGCTTCCCCCGATCTGGCCTCCCAGTTCCAGCCCGATTACACGCCCGAACAGATGGAGAATCTGGGCGTGTACGACGCGTTATACAGGGGCAAAGGCCCGCGCTTGGCCAGCCTGGGCGAGTGGAAGCCCGAGTGGATTTCTGAGCACGATCCCAAGGGCTGGGCGCAGTGGTACAAGCGCTATGCGTCCGGGCGCAGAATCCCCGACGAAGACGAGCGCCAGATGAAGCGCTGGCTGAGTTTCAAGGCGCGCCACGGTGGTCCGTTTGTGAAAAACCCCACGGCCCGACGCGGCTGGGCATTAAGAAACTGGGGCATCGAGCCTGCGAACTTGGTCACTAAAGACCTGCGAAATAGTACCCTAGAGATGCTCGACGCCTACAAGACCAAGGCGATGCAGAGACACATTGCCGAGCAGCAAAACCCAGAAAAACAAGCCGACCTGCTCCCCGAGGTCCAACTTCAAGACCATCAGAAGCGCATTGCCGACAGAATCACGGGCGGCGACAACCGGTTGCTCGTCTACCACGGCCTGGGCTCTGGGAAATCTTTGTCAGCCTTGGCCGCCGCTGAAGCCGCCAAGAAAGTCTACGGCGACCAGTATGGCGTCGTGGTCCCGGCCGCGCTCAAGGGGAACTTCGACAAGGAAGTGAAGAAGTTTACAACCGGCTCCGACCCCGAGATTCTGAGCTACACGGGCCTGGGGCTGGGCAAACAGTTTCAAGAGCAGCCCGAAACGCTGGTCATGGACGAGGCTCACCGGTTGCGCAATCCCGGCGGCGCGGCAGCCCAGGCGGCCAGCCGTGAAGCCCGCAGCGCCAAGAATTTACTCCTGCTCACCGGTTCGCCGATCACCAACTCGCCGACCGATCTGGCGAATTTGCTGTCATTACTGCACAACAAGACAATCACGCCCGAGGAGTTCGAGAAGAAGTTCATCGGCCATAAACAAGTCGATCCGGGCGTGCTCAACTGGTTCCGCGGGATCAAGCCGGGCGACCAGCCTGTCGTCAAGAACGAGAAACTCCTGCGCGAATTGCTGCGGGGCAAAGTCGACTATCAGCCCAGCAAAACCCCCG